AATAGTTTTGATCTGGCGTCGGCGCCACCAACCAGTTGTCGTAGTCATAATCAGCGTAATAAAGCGGTTGTGCAGTATTTGATTGAATAGGCCAATACTCTTTCAAATACTCATATTTTCTTAACAATACTGGATTGTCAGTGTTTGTCGATACAACCGTGAGGTTCATGGAAACTGTTTTATGCCAACGGGCTGGCTTGGGAATAATATTGCTAACCGCCACCATTGTTGATTCTTGGACCGTCAAATTGCCCAAAAACTTGATTTGGCTGGCAATCACCTGCTCCGCCAACATAATGAAAAGGGGAATATTCTCTATTGTGGTGGCGTCGGTACGCTCCAGGTAAACCTGGACATTGTTGACTAAGGAGTCATATGTCATTACCGATGTTGACGTTGCCATAATAATTCCCTATGCGTAAGCTCTTGTGCCCATTTTATCAATGATAAGAGCCTGCCGTCTAGGCTTTTCGCCCTCATGGTTTGTTATAGAAAGATGGGTCCACCTGTCAAATTCTCTTATGCACTGGTCATAAGGCAAATCACTTGAAATAATAGCTTGGACCACCTCATTTGGTGTCATGCCTGGCACACGCAGGTCAGCCGCACAGCCAACCCTATGTTGAGACGTGGGAGCTGACCCCACTGCCTGATTTACTTGGGCTGACCGAAACGCGCTGTTAACCATGACAGGCTTGCCGCCCAATAGCTCTTTAACTTGCTCCAAAAAGTTTGCAAGGCGGACAAGATTTGCTCTTTCAAGTTCATTAGGTTCATTGTCAAACTCCCTATGTTCAGTGATTGTTAACTCTTCAAGAGTGAAATGTGGGCTAAGTTGTGTCATTTTGTGGGTGTGCTTTTGTGTAATAAATCATCTTTTGCCTGTGAGCCAGCAGAAGAACCGAAATAGAACGCAATGATCCCCGTCCAAGCCGTGCCTAAACTCCCAAGCATCAGCATCAAAGCTTCACTTGTTCTGAATGTTTCCATCATCATACCCACCAGAATCCCAAAGAAACCTACCGTAACTAGAATGGCCAAAGCTGGGGGAATAAAACTGCGGGTTGTTGCTTGGAGTTCCCTGGCTGATTTTCTATCGTCTACAGCCAGTTTAGCAAAGTCAAGACCAAGCTCTTGTGCGCGAGCTTTAAGGCCAAGTTCTGCTTGTTGAATAGATGCTATTTGATCGGCAGACAGTTTGCCCGATTGTATGGTTTCTTCTACTTTACTAGGGTCTATGCCTAGAGCAGATGAGACGGCATTGACAGCCAGGCCAGCTAGTGGACCACCTAAAGCCGTGGCTATTGTAGGAGCAATTGATTTCAGCCAATCCATTTACTGTCCTTTCGATTTTTGATAATCCAGGTGGATGCCGTACATCAGTACGCTAAAGACCATGACCCACGCAAAAACTGCAATGCAAATTGCCGCCCGAAATTCCCACTTGGCAATAAACTGCCGTCTTTTATAAGCGGCCTCTTCACGGGCTTTTTTTGTTCACGCTCGACTTTTTCGCGCTCTTTTTTAACCACTTCCCTCATTTGTACAAATTCAGTCCAAAGACCAGGCATACCAATTTGGTAAATGATCATTTCACGCAATTCAGTTTCCATGCGACTAATTTGTTGTTGACGCAAAATTCTATTCATTGCCTCTTCATTGACACTGACATTCTTAGGCAAAGGATTATTTTTAGCCTCTTTTTCAGCCTCTTTAAACGATTCTTGATGCGTAAAGAACGAACCTAAATTTTTACCAATGTCACCAACAATGTCACCAACATCTTTGCCGTCTTTTTTAAAATCCTGGTAAAGATCAATGCACTCACGAATACCTGCGTGAGCCGCTTTACACGCCGCAAAAATAGTGATTGGGTCCATTAGATTCCAAAGAATTTATGAAAGAATTGCGCCGCAACGCCTGGACCAAACATAACCATTACCATCACAGCATAGATCAAATACTCAATCTTGGTCATGCGCCTTTCCCCGTTTTTCAATGATTCCTCAATGTTGCGGTAGCGCTCATCACAAACGGCAACGTGGACAGCTAAATCTTTTTCGGTATCATTCAAAATGTGATACTCCCTGATGCTGTGAATGTGTAAACGTAGTATCCGTTAGCAGTTGTTTGTGTAGGAGTTCCTGTAGTGGATGTGGCTAGTTTATAAGTAGTGGGATAACGTATGATGACTATTCCAGAGCCACCTGCTCCAGGGATTGCCCCTGCGTTATATTGACCACCGCCACCGCCACCTGTATTTGTTGTACCTGAAGTACCAGCACCTGCTCCAACCCCACCTGCTCCTCCGCCTCCAACACCACCAACACCTGCTGTTGTACTAGCGCCTCCACCTCCTCCTCCTGCATAAGTAGCCACAGAACCTGTAATTGCTGATGCAATTCCAGCGCCACCATTACCACCAATTGAAGCAGAAACACCATTTAACCCAACCGTACCTGCTCCACCTCCGCCACCAGCGGCAAAACCTATTGCAGTATTTCCACCTGCATTTCCTTGTCCTGATATACCTCCTCCGCTGTAATCTGCGTGATTACTACTACTATCTCCACCCGCACCACCACCTGATCCACCACTAGTTCCATTACTATCAAAAGGAGCGCCCCCACCACCTCCAGAAGCTACAAAAGTACCTGTGGTAGCCGCCGATGATGTAGCAATCAATACCGAATTACCACCTAATCCACCATTACCACTAGTTGCATATGCGCCAGCGGCTCCTACAGTAACCCATATTTGAGTTCCTTGAGTAAGGGATGTTTGTCCTGCAAGCAGACCGCCAGCACCGCCGCCGCCACCTTGACCAGATGATCCAGAACCACCTCCACCACCGCCACCACCCGCAACTATCAAATACTCAATATTAGGCGGAGCAATGCCTGTCCAATTCTGTGCTTTGACAGCTTGGCTTACTTGTCCTAATGTCCACATCCCCGATAGCTGGGCCATTTTAGGCTCCTTGAGTTACTTCAACCCATGAAAGTGTATCTTCGTGCCATGTAAACATCTTGCCTTCTACTACAGGCATAGGTGTAGGGGCTTCCCACAAGTATGTAGTTGCGTTCTTTGTCCATGAGGCAAAAGGTTGTGGTGGTGCAAAGCCTGTACCATCCCATGTGTAACCAATACCCGCATAGTTTTTGTGCAAGGGTTTGCCTTCGGGATGCTGTCCACCCTGTGTTCGGTAGCTTGTTTGTACCCACTCAGATGGATCACCCCAATGACCAAGTGCTAATGTTTCTGCATCAATAACAATGACGTTATCAACTACTCCGTTTGTGATGTGTGCGTAATGTGCCATGTTTAAACTCCATTAAAAAGTGATTGTCCCAGAGGACGTGAAAACATAAATCTGAAAACCGTTATTGTATAAAACTTGCTGTAGATTTGTTGTTGATGCAGGAGGGGCGCAGTTAGCAGGGTAACGGATAATGACTATGCCTGAACCGCCTGTACCACCATAACCTGCATTATTTGGCGCACCAGCATAATGACTTAAACCGCCACCTCCGCCCCCCGTATTAGCAGTCCCATTTCCACCTGAATTTACTTGTGATGCAGATGCTGGCGCACCATTTCCCCCTCCAGCAACACCTAAACCGGGAGCGCTTGTAATGCTACCTCGGCTAAATATGCCGCCACCACCTCCACCAGCATATTGAACAGGTGAACCTGTAATTGATGAAGTTATGCCTGTACCACCATTACCTGATATTGTTGTTGCCGCTGTACCAACACTACCGCTTCCGCCGCCTCCACCAGTAGCATAAGGATCGCCACTAGTTGACTGACCTGCGCCTCCATTATTACCTTGACCCGATGTCCCTGAACCTGCCGCCCCAGTGCCTGCGACATCGTGTCCCGCCCCACCTCCGCCAGAACCTCCCGTTCCACCAGACGTTCCTGAAGATGTAGAGTAAACGCTACCACCGCCACCACCAATAGTAGTAATACTTCCAAAAACAGAATTTACACCATTGCTACCAATAGTTGCAGGAGAACCAGTTACACTACCAGAACCCGCACCGCCAGCACCAATAGTTACTGTAATGGCTGATCCGGGGGTTACAACATATCCCGTAGAAGTTAACAAACCTCCTGCGCCCCCTCCAGCAGAACCTGCTCCACCCCCACCAGCCACAACCAAGTATTCAACCGTGCTTGTAACTCCGCTAGTCAAGGGATTAAATGTAGCGCTGAGATAACCGCCCAAGAGACTTTGGCTCATGCTGTGTAACTCCCTGATCCTGTAAATGTCAAAATTTTGTTTGACCCTGA